TCCTCTCTTTCTAATTCTGATCCGGGAATACCTGCCACCCCGGTTTAGTTGATATCTGGCGCACGTTACCGCGCACCATCTCATCTTCATACAGTCGATCAACGGCCAGCGCCAGTATGCCCGTGATGGTCCCGCTGTGACCTGCTGCAATCAGCGCATCAATTTTGCGCCTGGTTTGTTCGCTCATTCGTATGCTTGTTTGTGTTAGAGTTGCCATATATATTCACTCCTTAAAATTATCCTTATGTTAACCGGGTTGGTTCCTTCTGGTATAGACTGAATGATCCGGTCAACCTGGTTGGTGTCAAAGAGGGATAGCCAGCGTTTAGCTGGCATCCCTCCATCACGATAAACTTTAATCATGCTGCTGATGACTGCATGCTCATGACCTGATGCGGTCATCAACCTGGTTAGCAATGACGATTCAATCCGTGAGGCTTTATTGTTTAGGGTCATGGGTTAGTACCTTGGCGGTGGGATCAGCTTATAGTCAGCCTGCGTCACGATGATACAGCCTTGATTAAAGTTATATGGTGGTAAGACGTTGCCTTTACGCCGGCCATATCTTTTACAGTGTAAGCCATCATCATCAATGCTGATGATCTTATACAGCCAGGATCGATCACGCATTAACTTCAACCCGTCAACAATTCCCAAACCTCCAAAGGCAATATAATTGCCTATGTTATTTGCGATTACCTCTGGTATTACATCGTTATATACTTTCATGTTACGCCTCCGTTTCTGAAACTAATGCGGCTTTGACCAGGACATCGCGATCAAAGTACCGACCATGGGTTAAGGTATAGCCATCGTGCGCGTTATACTTGACGATCTTATTCTTTAGATAATAATTAAACACCCTATGCGCCTCATCACTGCTCAGTCCGTGCGTTACCATGTATTTTATTGCGCTGCCTTTGGTCATTGGTTTACTTCCACCAGTACAGCGTGATTGTGAATGGTTTGCGCTTACGGCTGCCAGGCAGGGGCTTAAGTTCGATTGTTGTTTCTGTGATTTTGTCGTTGTCAATCCGGGTAATGGTTGGGTTTGTCGGGGCTTTGTATCGCTTCGCGTCAATGAGTGCTTCGTCAATACAACACGCATAAGGATAGGTACTGTAACAAAATCCATTATTAACGTGCTTCGCTTCTGCTTTTAATAGGTCTGCTAATGTTTTGATCATTGGTTAACCTCTCTCTCTAATCATCCGGGGGCAGGTGAACGTCATCCAGCCAAACGAACAGGGCTATGGATACCATCAGGATAAATAAGACGTAGCATAATTCTCTGCTCATGCTTTTGCTTCCTCCAAGGTGTGTTGATCCAGGCACGAGGGGCAGCAGAACGAAGGACCCCATTCATCATCATAATAGACCCGGTCCCCTTCAATTAAAGGCATCCCGCACAAGTGGCAATAAGTTTCTTCGGTCCGGTTTTCAATCGTGTAGTGTTTGTGTTTAGTTTTCATGATGTCCTTTCTACCGGGATACAAGGCCTCCCGGTGGGGCGCTTGGTTTGGTTATATGTCGAATGGTTCCTCGTTATTGTAACGGCGGTTATCGTTTACAATGTCGATGTAATGATCAGCGATCTCATACCAGTCGATTTGTTCAACGGCAAAGTTAAACAGGCTTTGAAGCGGTCCGGATGGTAAGCTATCGTATACCTCATCAACTGAATACATTTCTTCAAAGTATTCTTTGAGCGCGTCAGCGATCTCATAGCCTCGGAGATCATTTTCGAGTAATTCCTCGGTGTAGTCTACGAAGGCGTTATAACTTCCCTGCTCATTGTCGAGCCAAAGCATAGTTTCACGAGTGTTATAATTTGTTTCTTGTGTCATGATATTATTGTCCTTTCTTTGTGGCTTGGTTTGGGTTGGTTCCTGTGCGCCAGTCTTGACGCATTACCGGGAGGTTTGATACATCCGGTAGGGTTACGGTTTGGGCCTTGCCAGTGAATAAAGGCGCATCCTCTACGGTGAATAAGCTCCGTTGTTGTGCTGCTGGTTCCTGGTTTGGTTTGGGTTGGGTGGGTTGTGTTACCGGCTCACCCGTGAAGATATCTAATTGAGCGATCATTTTAACCGCCTTGCTTGCTTGCGTGCTTTAGACCGTAGTGATTTGAGCTTGCGCCTTATGTCGTGCTTGGTTTGATTGTACGTGCGTGATTGATACATGGTTAACTCTCTCTCTCTTGACTCATATCAAACATTTGGGCTTTGAGCTTTAATATTTCAAGTGATTGCTCTTGTATCTTTGCGCTTGCATCCTCTAGATAATTACACGTCCGCGCGTACTCATTCCTTAATTCGTGTAATTTGTTCCATGTGTTTGAATACTGCTCATTAACTTGGTTAAATCTTCGATCTTTGTTTTTGTGGATGGTTGCTATCTCTTGCTTTAATTGTTCGATATGATCTTCGTAACATTTGAAATCGCGCTTTGCGTTCTCTTGACATTCTCTAAATGCTTGCTCTGCCTTGCTTGCTTGTGTTATATAATGCTCAAGATCGTTTAATATGTCGAGCGTCCAATCGTCTTTAATCTTGCGTTCTACCCATCCGATAAATTCATCAGTGAATAACCCCTTGAGATATGCGCCGTCCGGTATACTCGAGGCTATCTCTTGGATGTATTCTATTTCCTCTTGCTTTGAGGGGTCTTGCGTGCTTACGTTTAATTTGGTGATTGTTTGGCGGGTCATTGTAAAAATCCTTTCATTAGTGACTGGTTGAACTGATATCATTATACACTATTACGGTACACTTGTCAACATGTTTTAAGGTTGAATAGTTAGGGTTTGGTTTGAATTTGGTTGGAATAGTTGGGATTAGGTTGGTTAGGTTGGAACGTGGCAGCATGTGGCCGGGTGGGTGTAAACACTGCGATTTTTTGCAATCGTCGAAAAAATCACGCCAACCCAGGAGGATATCCCAACCAGGAAGCCCTACATTAATTGCAATGTGACTACCCAGTCACATTTAGATCGTGCAGTTTGCGCGATGGATTGCATGGTTTGATGATAGCTTTTGAAAATACTTATTCTCATAAACTATTTTTTGATCTGTTTTCTTCCTGGATGCGTGACCGTGTGCGCGCTGCTGCTGCGTGCGTGCGTGCGTGGGTGTGATGCCTTCCTTCCTGGGTGTGAGCGTGTGTGATGAGAACATATATGCATATCGGAGGTAGGTGGTAGTTGGGTAGGGGGGATAGTCGTTTGTGGTTGTGGTTGATGTGTTGGTTCCATCCACCGCCCCAATTTTTAACATCTGAAAATTCCCAGTTCTAAAATATCACAGTCAAATAAAACAAAAAGGTATCGGATTATTAAGATTAAAACTAAATGATGTAACGTTTTTGTTACGAAACGTTACAGGATAGTGTAACGAAACGTTACGCAGGTATGTAACGAAACGTTACCAAAACGTTACAGAAACGTTACACTAATCGTAATGAACGATAAAAACATAGAATGAACGATAAATGATGATCCCCTTTTTTAATTTATATATCTTATCTTATCTTATCTATATCTATATCTTAATCTACGTAACGATTCGTTACAGAAACGTTACCAAAACGTTACAAGACTCCGTAACGAAACGTTACAGAAACGTTACAAGATAAAATAAGTTGAAGGGTATCGGAAATGTTGTAAAGGTAAAAAAGGTATGATATAATAAAAACTAGGTATGTCCCCTGGTATGGTGAGTGACTGCATCATGCCGGGGGACGACAATCATTCACAATTGAAAGGACGCATAATGGATAAATTCAAACTGTTGTTAGGATCGAGGAAATTTTGGGCAGCCATAGTTGGTTTGGTGATGGTGATCGTCAAGGCTTTTGTGCCGGACTTCCCCATTGCAGAAGATCAAATCCTGGCATTGGTGATCGTTCTTGTGTCATACATCATGGGTACGGCGCTTGAAGATGGTTTGAGCAGGCAGTGATCCTGTGTGGACCGTGTTTTACGAGCTAGAGAAAATAGCCATTGTTATCGCTGGCTTGCTCATGGCTTATGCCGAGTTTAAGCAGGTGTCACGCTACCGTATGCGCTGGATCAAGTGCGGGCTTGGCATCATGGGCTTATACTGGGCGGCTTATTATTCCTATTCTCTGCTTCGTGCTTCATTTGGCTGGTCGTTTCCTGACCATCAAATCTTTGTGCGCTCAGGTATCCTGGTCACGATATCCCTTGTCGCAAGCGGCGCATTTGTGACACTTCACGAACTAAGGCGGCTGAAATAATGACCGTAGACAAAGCAATTATGGTATTGGCGTTTCTGGCATCCGCAGTCAGTCTGTACTTTTCAATCAAGCGGCAAACCCACGACGAGAACAAAGTAGACGCTGACACCATCGCATCGCTTTTTCAAACGGTTCGTGATCTTGAATGCGAGAACAGGGCGATCAAGAGAGAGCTTGAAGAATACAAACGTGACACAGCCGTGCAGCTAGGCGAGTTAGCCAGCGAGATTGTGCGCTATCGCAAATGGGCAAAGCGGCTGGTGTCGCAGCTTGAAAGCGCCGGCATCACACCGGCCAGGTTAGAGGACATCTAATGGCAAGCGGAAGCAAAATCGTAAAGAATATCGTCTGGTCTGAACAACAATCGCACGCAGCGGTAATGCTGGCAGAGGGTTATGCCAAGTCTGAGGTCGCCAGGGAGGTTGATGTTCACCCAAGCACGATAACCCGCTGGACGCAAAACGAGGACTTTGCCGAAGAAGTGGATCGCCTGTCGCTGATATACGGACTTGCCAGCAGGGCGGAGCGCATGAGGCAGATCAAGCGAGCCGCCAGGGAATTTGAGAGAGATGGTAAACTGGACGTGAGCGGATTTACATATCTCGACCTGCTCAAAGAGGCCCGTATCCAAACGGAAGGAGTAAGACTTGACATTCTCTCAATCCTCACAGCCAACCACGAAGAAGAACCTGCCGCCATCGTTGCGGAGGCCAGACCTGTGGCCAACCTGGGATCAGGAAACAGTACAAACGTATCTGAAACAGACGAAACAGATACCGAGTGATATCTGGCAACCGCAGCCCAAGCAGCTAAATCTATTACAGCTTTGTGGATTGCATAAGGCGCTGGATGGTAAAGAGGTAGAACCCGCTGTATGCGGCTTGATCGGCTACGGAGGCGCTGCCGGCGGAGGAAAGACAGAGGGCATGATCGGCGCAGCCCTGATTGCGCTCCACCAGGTCCCCGGTGTAAAGATCGGTTATTTCAGGCGTAAGTTTACAGAACTGGAAGGATCGGACGGTCCTATCGAAAGGGCGCAGTACCTCTTTCCGAAAATCGGGGGCAAGTATAACAAGGCATCCCACGTCTGGCGCTTTGGCGATAAGGGCGATGAGGATTGGAACGAAGGCACAGCACCCGCATTGCGCTTCTGCCACTGCCAGTTTGAAAGCGATGTGATCAATTACCAGTCAGCCGCCTTTGATATCTTGATGATCGATGAGGCCACTCACTTCACCTGGTCCATCATCCGCTACCTGCTCACCCGTAACCGCATCAGCGGTCACAGTAAATTACCCAAACCCTTTGCAATTATGTCTACTAACCCCGGCGGCGTGGGCCACATGTGGTACAAGAAGGTTTACGATATCAAGGATCGCGCTGATGAGTGAATTGCCAGCAGTCAAGACCGTTGAGAACCCAGAACACCGCATGATTGATTCGGTGTTCCTGCCGGCGTTTTTAGAGGATAACCCCCTGCTGGAAGAACGTGACCCCGGCTACCGGGAACGCCTGTATGCCCAGGGCGAACACCTGGCACGTGCCTTGCTCGAAGGCGACTGGTCCGTGTTCGCAGGTCAATTTCTTTCAGAGTTTGCCTATCACCGCCATGTGGTCAAACCCTTTGACATCCCCCGCACCTGGACACGCTTTCGAGGGTATGACTGGGGGTTCGCTGCCCCCGCCTGCATGCTGTGGATCGCCAAAGAGCCTTCCACGGGCAGGCTGTTTGTCTACAACGAGATGTACGAAGCTGGCTTGACCGATCCCCAACAGGCGGAAATGATCAACGATATCACACAGCGCAACGAGCGCTTTATATTCTCCTTTGCCGATCCGTCCGTCTGGACCAAACGCAGCGTTGACATCATCGCCAAAAGCACTTATGACGTATTTATCGAACACCAAATATTATTAACAAAAGCGGATAACAACCAGCAGAGAAAATCACAGCGCATCCGGCAGGCGCTCGGCGATATCCATGACGGTCAACCTGGAATGAAAATTTTTAGCACCTGCAAAAATCTTATCGCAGAAATCGAAGGCTTGATGACCGATCCGGATCATCCAGAAAGACCGCTGCCAAACCAATCGGATCATGCCTATGACGCTCTGTGTTATGCGCTCAGCAACTATACAGCACCGTCCGTAACGCATAAGTTTAGAAAATACAAACAAATCGTAAGAAATCCGTTTATCGGAATGGAAGGAATTTAACAATGGCCAAATCAATTGAACAGGCTATGCAGCACGCCCAGGACCTCGTAAACGACTATGCTAGCCAAAAAGAGATGATGGAAGATGTTGACAAAATGTACTTCATGGACTGGGACGACAAGCCCAGTGGCAGAGAATTTAAGTTTACGACATCCCCAAGCGCCAGAAATGCGCTGCTTGGCGCTATCCGGTTGATGACCAGCACCGAACCCTTGTTCAACGTGCCTTATGACAAGAACAAAAAAGAGGCTAAAGCGCCGAGCGAGAAGATCGAAAAGCTGTGCAAGACCGTGTGGTATCACTCCGGGCGCTTTCGCGGCGTTCCCCTGGAACAGCCTGCTATTGAAAGCTTATTGCGCTACGGCATGATGTGCCTGGCGATCACCGACACCGAAGATTTGAAAAAAATGTTTGACAAAAAGGGAGCCAGTAAAGCGCAAAAACAACAAATACAAAGGCTCGTGGATACAACCCCCTACCTGGTGGAAGCTTGGGACCCCAAGGGCGTGTACCCCGAATGGGGACGGTTTGGATTAAATTCTCTGTACCGCACCGTCCAGATGACCATCGCAGAAGTGATCGATCAGTTTGGCGAAAATGTGGTCAATAAAGTTCTTTCCCTGGATAACTATACGCCGAATGAGATCGTCCAGTACGCAGATTATTGGGACCTCGAAAAACACATGGCGTGGATTTCCTCAACCGCCTCTGAGGGCGAAACGATCATCGCCGGCGATCCCATCGTTGACGAAAACCACAACCTGCCCTGTATCCCCATCATCGTTCAAACCAGCGAGGGATCGTATATTGACTCGGAGCGGGAATACCAGGCAATGCCATTTCTCTACACCATCCTCAAAGGCGATTTGTGGGAACGGCAAAATCTTGAACTTACCTACATGTATACCAACCTGTTCAATCTCGCTGCCAATCCAACCTACCTGTACCAAACCATCGGCGAGGATGAGCTTGATGTCGATTACTCGATCCCCGGCGGTGTCATCAAGTTGCGGCCAGGCGAACAATACCGCATGCTTGAAAAGGATGTGGTCAACAAGGATATGCTTCAAGGGTTACAGGTCGCTGACCGGCTGTTTGAAGAAAGCACCATCTTCCGCCAGGCGCTCGGCGGCATGGGAGGGCTTGGCGCTAATGCCGCCTTCTCAACCGTCAGCTTACTGCACCAGGTTGGGCGCTTGCCACTGGTATCCCCGCAAAAGCGCGGCGGTTGGGGTATCGGATCGGCGATGGAAACGATGTTCTACCTGATGAAAGATAAGGGTAAAAAGCGTAAACTGAAAACCAAAGAGGGATTTATGGAGTTCGACCCGGATGAAATACCGGATGACCTGATCATAGAATCTCGTCTGGAAGTCGATCTTCCGCAAGACCAGATGAACCAGGCAAATATCGCCCACCTTGTCACGCAGGCAGGCCTGGCATCACGCCGTTGGGCAAGAGAAAAGATACTCAACATCGGGCAATCCGATGAGATGGACAAGGAAATCTGGAATGACCAGGCTTCCGCACAGGAATTTGAGCGAATACTCTCTAATTTTATGCGAGAGCAAATGATGCGAGAGGAAGCGATGAGGCAGCAGGGGCAACAGCAGGGGGCGCAGATGCCGCCAGAGGGCATGCCGCCACAAGGTATGCCACAACAGGGACCGCCGATGAGGGGGATGGTATCTCCCGGATCGGCAATGCAGGCGCAGGCTGGACTAACGCCAGCGCAAAGACCCGGAACACGACCCGCACCCCCCACGGGCGAGGGCATGCCATTACAGGAAGGTGAGATGTGACACAGATAATCAGTGTTAAGGTTGACATATTGCCAATCAGTTGTCTTGACTGCTCGTTCTCTGACCTATCAGGCGATCATCCGATGTGCTGGCTGACCGGCGATATGATATTGGAGTGTGATCCCATGCTCGAAAGGGATAGTGCCTGCCCAATGAGAGAAGAAGGTGATAAAATATGGACATAACAGATGCACTTGACGCATATCTAACGGCAAAAATGAAAATTGCGGAATGGCAAAGCGAATTTATGGGCAGCTTTTATAAGCCCGTAGGAGAAATGATCATCGGTCTGGCAAAGAAATCGGCACAAGCGCCAAGCCAGCAGATGATGGAACCAGATATGTTTCCGATGGAACAACAAGAAATCGAGGTGAATGATGGCAGTTTACGGAGGTGAAACAAGACAAATTGACGGGGGCGGAGGCAGAGCGTCCAGAACGACCTATAAACCAAGGTACTCATGGAATGTTTACGATCCATATAACCTGTATGGAGGGAGCGCTGCTCGGAAGTCATCTTCAAAGCAAAATGCCTTTAATACCCAACCCACTTCTACCGCTCGCAGGGCAGAAGTGCCACGCTCCAGGGAAGAAGGGCGCTACAACGCAGCACAATCCGCAGCAGAAGCGGAGGCAAGGATCGCGCAGATACGCGCACAGGCAAGAGCGGAGGCGCAAAGGCAGGCGGTGTTAGCCAGACGGCAAGCGCAAATCAAGGCAAGAAAGATGCAGCAATTGGCAGAGCAGGCAGCCGCACAAGCCAAAGCCCTCGAACAAGCCAAGCAACAGCGCACGGCAGAGCGGATGGCCCCCGCAAGCTGGATACAAAATTTATTCCAGGGTGGAGGCGGAGAGCGTGTAGAGGGCATGGCCGGATATTCCCTTCCAGAACAAACACAACCCGGACAGGAGACCACGCAAGGTCCACAACAGGGTGTGCCTGGTATGGCTGGCTGGAACCTGCCAGCGCAGGATATCTACGGACGTAATGCACCAACTATGCCATCCTTGCGAACACCGCAGGTATACGGCCAAGATCAATCTGGCGTGCCTTTTGCGTCTTATGCTATTCCTGGATTTAGGCAACCAGGCATTGATTTCTGGACAGGCTGGCAACAGCCAGGAATGCAGCTATACGGTCAGGCGAGGTCAGAAAATCAAATACCGTTCAATGCGGCAGCCTACGAAGAAGCAAGGCCCAAGGGCATTCCAGGTCTTGCTGGATGGGACCCAAGACCAGCAGCGCAGACAGGGCCACCCCCAGGATACAACGTTGGAAATTTCTTACCAAACAAAGAAAACCCCTGGCTGAAATACGGCGATCATTTCTATGATTGGGAAGAATATCGGGATAGCCCATTCGGTCAGATCGGGATGGCTCCACCGCCCCCCGCAAGCCCCGGAGGTTATGGCTACGCTCAGTACCCACGATATTCGGGTGGCGGAGGCTATTATGGCTACCCAACCGGCGGAGGCACAAACTTCAACTTCCCGGAATATAGCCCACAAGAACAAATCAGCAATTGGTATGAAAAGATGCTCCAATGGACAATCGGTAGGGACTAATGGCCACAACTTCTGATCAAGAAGAACAACCCTTTTATAATCCGCAAGCGCTACCTCAACAGGTGACAGAATACAAGCCGCCTAAAGAACCTCTCAAAAAGACCAGGTTCAATTATGTGCTGCCCACTCGTGAGCTAAGAGAGCAGTTGCCGGAAGGACAGAAGTTCTTCTGGAATTACCAGATATTAAAGGGGTTGCCAGAGCAACAAAACTACCAGCTTCTCGGTGAAGAATGGTCTAATGCGACCTTCAAAAATATGCAGTATCCCAACCAGTCGTATTTCGCAGAGGACCCAAAGCGCCTGGCAAAGTATTATTACTTTGGCGCAACCGCACCGCAGGACTGGCAGCCGCCTGAATGGTATGACTACGATAAAATAGCAGAGGCTTACGAGTACATGACCGCCGTTCAGGGGAGCGACTGGGCTTCCTGGAAGCCGTTTGATCGGGACGATCCATCAGCCATCTATCTAACCACGCTATCTGAGCCGCCGAATGATTTCAAATTTCCCGGCGAGATCAATGAATCGGACGAACTGTTAAAACTGGTATCAAGCCTGCCTCTTGATGAAAACGGCCTTGTTGATATTTCTAGCCTGCAACCCACAGAACACGACAAACTCATGCAGTTGATGTATGGGGGTGAGCAAAAAGAAATCTCACCCTTCATGCAAGAGGGCGCATGGGAAAATATGGAAACCTGGCAGCAGTGGGCGCTATCGTTTCTCAATCCTCAACCGATGGAAGGGCGACCTGATTGGACAAGGGGTGTGGCGGCAACTGTGCAGGGCGCACAAGCGGCAATGGGCGCGCTGGCTGTTTCAAAAGCGCTGATTGCCATTGGCTCAACAGCAGGTGTGGCGGTAGGAGGACCCGCCGGCGCTATTGTTGGCGGTGTCGCTGGCGCAGTGGTTGGCGGCGCTGCCGCTTATCAGGCTTATACAGGCACAGAAATATGGGGGCTGAATACCGTTCTTCGCGTTCTTGATCTTCCAGACGAAATGTTTGAAAAACTTGTCGGAACCGTTGTTCAAGCCTCGGATGGAGAAACCAAAGAGGTATTACAAAACCTTAAACCCGCCTGGCAAGCAGGTCAATTTATGTATGAATCGCTGCCGGTTGGCAACTGGCTGCTCAACGGGATGTCAAAAGGTTTTCAGGCGGCGGAGAAGGTTGTAAATTCCCTGGGCGGTGACGTTGAATGGTCCAGCGGACAAGTTGCCAGAAACAACGCAGAAATATGGGCGTTAGAAAAAGCCATCGTAGAGCCAGTATTGATCAGGGAGGGCCTGGTGGCTGGTGCGGCGCTCGACCAGGCACGCTCACGCCTGGCTTCTGGCGAGGATATGCACGAAGTATACGCTGATTACATTGACCGCTTTGGATATAGCGGCAACATTGGCGATTTTATGTTGCAATCCGTTCTCGATCCTCTGCAAGTAGCGCCTTCTCTTGTCAACGCATCCCTTGGTAAGATAGCGGATGCCACAAATAATCCAAACTTTAGGGCAGCGGTGGACGGCACAAAGGGACATCTTGACGCAGATATATTGCCAGCGCCTTTTCAAAGGATGTATACCAAAATTACAGGCAGGTCTGGTTCGGCTGGCTTATTCGACACGCTCGGTCTTTATAAGGATTATTTACGCCACGGGAACCTGCCGTATAAATACTGGCTGGATCAGACCGTTGACAACCCGACCTTGAAAATGGCGCGTCCCGATCTATTTTTGACCGCTGATACAGAAATTAAAACAATAATCAACAATAACGCCACAGCAAACGCGGACACCGGCGTGCTTTCTTACAACACGGATGGGTTTACCAACGATTTCAGGGCATACGTAGAATCGCAACTCACCAACGCAAACATTGATCTAACCAATCAGGAAATACAAACCATTATTACGGAGGCATCAAACGATGCTTATGACGTTCTTCTGGATGTAGCACAAAACAATCCCGGTAAAACGGACGCAGAATTTAACAGAAACCTGACACAAGCCTTCGATGACTACCTGGACGAGCGTATTTTAGGGCAAATCAGAACGGGTGTTGATGGACAGGTGGTAAAGGTTTATCCAGAAATATCCGACTGGGAGCGAAAGTTTGCAAAACTGACGGACGATGGGCAATATGCGGAGCTGCAACCAAACCAATCAACAAGCTGGTTCAGGCGGCTGGCGCAGCTAACGCCAGAATCACAGGCAGCGCTGTTTCTTGATATGGCTTACACAAATACCGCCGGATTGATGTCCCTTTATGACAACGATCCCGTTGGTATGGTCAGTATATTAAAGCAAATGACCCTTGGCGGCGATGCTGTTACTGCCGGCAAGGTTGCGGAGGCTATGATCAACTCGCCTGCCGGGAAAACAGTCGCTCCGGCGATGAGCGCCTTTTATAAAAGTGAATTACCTGAGCAAATGCTGGCAAACTGGGTGACAACAACCCCGATTAGAACCGAATTGCTCACAATTGCCGATGCCGTTGGGATGAAAGCGGCAAATTTTCTTGAAGAAGTCCGCACAAACCCTGACGCTGCTATACAAATGATCGCAAATGTATCGCAAGGCACGCCATCCGGTAAATTAGCGCCGTTTATTGAGGCAATCAACAACGGAACACTTAACGCAGAAACCCTATCCAAGAGATTTGAAATCTTTTGGGGCAAAAACTATGTCCCCTGGCATCCAGATATGTTCGGAGCAGAGCTTATCGGCAAAATGGGTGTCTTTATGGATAAGTTTTTGGTTGATCACTATGGTATCCAGCCGAAACGCTGGCAATTTAGGCTTAGTGCGGCGCTAAAATCGTTCCAATCGTTAGCCGTATTAGGCTTCAACCCAATGTATGCTATCAATAACGCCGTGAACAATGTGTTCACACGTGCAGCGCAGGGCGTATATGGATTTCTGACCCCCAATCAGATTGAGTCTGTTTGGGATCGGATTGGCATAAAGCCAGCAGGTTTTGAAAAGGGCGTTGGACCGGCGGTTGATATTGCAGGCACTCACAGAGGCGGTCAGGCTATCGCAGCCGCTATGGACACCAAAGACTTCATCAGCCAAATGCACAAACTTGGAAGGAAGGCATCAAAATTAGGATTATTTTCAAAACTTGCTGCAAGAATTGAAATTGCAGAAAGCCGCCAGGCAACAACCATAGGCTTTTTACAGCTATGGAATAAGACCTGGAAAGAGGGCGTTGGTTATAACAAGATGTCGCCTGAGATTGAGGCGCAATTACGCACCATCAACCCACGTGCGCCGGAATTAATTTATTCGCTGGTCAACCAGGGTTTGAATATGGACGAGATCACCAACAGCCTGTACACCAGGTCGAAATTCCAGGGCGTAGAAAGCACATTGGAGCGTGCGGTACAACAGGTGTTCACAAACCAGCCGGATAAAGCCAGGGATATTATCACTAAATCTGGCATCATTGAAGAACTAAAAAGCCAATTAGAAGGCGCAAAAACAAAAGACGATATCACCCGCGCATTTGACTTTATCGAGAGCCGGATAGACGCTATCATAGAGCAGGCTATTGCAGATGATATTCTGGCAATCCCGGATGATGTTGCGAACCGCATTCGATCAGAAGGCATGGCAGCGATGATGCCCTTGTGGTCGGACCTGTGGAGCCTGTTCACGAACAGGCGTATGAAGGATTTGGTAGACAACCAAATTGCGGCGGCTACATCAGATGCGCTCCGCTCACAGGGCAACCGGGACTTGGCACGTCAGGTTTGGAAGGCAAGATTAACAGAGGCGGAAACAGATTGGCGGCGCACTCACACCATTATGCTGACAACAGCCAAGGGTATGTTTGATGCGCTAGGATCAGATAATCCCGGCACGGTTGATTATGTCAATACGATGACAGCCTGGATAAAGGATTGGGAGCGGTTTTATACTGAGAAGAACGCAGAACTGAAAAAGTATTACCAATCGAATGTCAGGGGACCGCAGCGTGAATCGCTGTGGAAGGCAACACAGGAAAAGATCGCCGGGATGTATGATCGGCACACCGAAATAGAAACCAGGCAGCTAACCCAAATGTTTGAGCAGTTGGGGAAGGTGTATGAGGATACCAGCCACCGTCCGGGAACGGAGGTGTTGGCATGGGGGCAGGAAACAATCAAAGCCTGGAACGATGCCGCCAACAAGGTCAAAGAATTTAGAGAGAGTTTGCGGAACACAGAGCTTTCTATACCAGAGGTACGGCAGGCTTTTGAAACCTTCAACACCGAAACCTTTGCACCGCTGATATCACAACAGCGCAGCGCAATGGTCGATGGCGCATATAAGTTGTGGCAAAACAACCAGGGGCAACAGGCTGCTACACCAGAGCAACAAGGGGTGGTGATCCCGATGGAAACACCGCCACCGGCAACCGTTTATCCCGGCGCAGAAGCTATAAGAATAGATTTAGACGCACGATCAAAACAATACGGAGATGACTATGTAGCCTCAACAGAAGAACGAACCTTCCTGGCAATGATGCTATCGGAGTTGTATCCAGATGACGCAGATCGCCACATGGTCCAGAGATACCTGTTTGACGCATCCAGCGCAATGCAGGCAAAGGGATCAAGAGTCAGGGCTGCCCTGGATATGATCGTAGCGGTAGGCACAGAAGAAGGCGAGTACGTCATCCCCGACAACATCAAAGCTAATCTTGGGCAGGTGTTAGACGCTGCACGGGTAAGCGAGGGTCAGGGATCGCTGTTTGATGGGCGACCAGCCGACAATGCCGATCCAGCCGAAGTAGCAAAATACAACGAAGCCGACATCAATAGGCGCTCACAGGAAGCCGCCGAGCAACAGCAGGTTAGGGCGGATGCGGTGATGAACCGCAATGCTTTTAGAGATAAGATCAGGACTGCCTTTAGCCTGACCAGGGATCAGCAATCGGCTGTTATGGCATTGGTGGACGCACACGCCGAGATATGGGGCAAGCGTGAGGGCAAGAGTGCGGACAGCTATTATGCTGAAACATTTGCAGATATAGAGGTCAGCGATGTTTCAAAAGTTATTACGGACGCATACGGAGATACGGTTCGAGTGGTTGGTGAAGCGGAACTACTTGAAAATGGCATGCACATAATCAGGGGCTTTCAAGATGCAAATCTAGTTGACGCGCTGCACGAAATAGGACATGTTTTCAGGTACGAATTAGACGCAGGCGAGATAGAGGTTTATGCAAATTGGGTTGGCTTTGATAGCGTGGATGATTACATTGCGCTGGACCAGGCATGGCGTGATGGCAAACTAAAAGAGGGAACGCCAGACTACAAAAGATATATGGCGGCAGAGGAACAGTTCGCAGATGGTTTTGTAATGTATCAACACGAGGGTATGGCTCTTGACGTTGCACCGCCAGCCATGCGTAATATCTTTCAGAAATTCAAGTCTTGGGTCGCCACAATCGTCAGTAAACTTTTAGACGATGGTAAAGATATGCAACTTGTAGACATCTCACCTGAAATGAAACGCCTGTATGACGGGTTGCTATTCGATGAGCAGGTAATGGACTACCGCCAGACGCAGGCAGCAAAACTGCAACACGCACCTACGGGAAACACAACGATGGCGTTGGGCGTAAAACTTCCAGACAAATTTAATATGCGGTTCAGGATTGTTTCTTTAACCGACCTGATCACAAGTCACTTTGCTGACTTTACTAAAAACAAGAATTATCCCCAAGAATTGCAAGCACGGTTTAGGGAACTTATCGGCAACCAAACGCAGATATGGGATATCATAAATAATTTTGACGAATTTAAGCTGTTGTTAGACACAAGAGAAACGGATACCGGACCGATGGTTATTGGCCCGGATATGGTCGTTGAGAGCGGGAATGGGCGCACAATTGCATTAATGATTATCGCCAAGGATTATCCAGAATTATGGAACAGATATGTTACCGAGTTAACAAACCAACTTGATGACAACGGATTTAACCCCGATGCCTTGGAAGGAATTGAATTACCCGTTTTAGTAAGAGAGCGGCTGGATGACGTAGACAGGGTTATCTTTGCGGAGGACGCTAACCAAAGACGTACTGGCGGTATGTCGGTTCTCGAAAACGCTTTTGTTGATGCTGGTAAATGGGAGCCAGAATTGCTAGGTGAAATAAATATTGCGAGAACAAATGATATTTACACAGCCTTACGGATAGACAAGAACGAGGCTATTGTCCAGTCGTTCTTGGATAAGACTCCCGCAGCAGAAAAAAATCAAATGATTGATGCTTTTAGAAAGCTATCAACAGACGGGACAAAAAGGATAATTGCATCTCTTTATGCATATCTATTCCCAGGTGAAAAGGGTAAACAAATTGTTCACATGTTTGCCGAATCAACCAGCCCGGCAACAATTAAAAATCTAAGAAATGCAATTGACAATGCGCTACCAGAATTGGCAAAACTAGAAAGCAAGGTGAGGTCCGGCACAACCATGCCTGAAATGTCTTTGTCACAAGACATTGCAGATGTTGTTATGGCGCATGTAACGGTAACAAACAGGTATGGGTCTTACGCAGAATTTCAAAAGCATTGGGAATTAAGTCCCACTATATTTGGTGAGTCTTATGTTGACATTGGATTAATTGAGCCAAATACACCCGATAATGTCAGGCAATTTAAGGTAGATTTATTTCACTTCTTTGCAGAAAACACAAGAAAGACTGAGCCTCAAACCCAGTTTTTCAAAATGTATGTAGAAAAAGTTTTGGAGCAGCCACAATATATGGCTAACCAGATTGAAATATTCCCCGTTGACAGAACCCCGAAGCACATAATCGCAAGTGAAATATTCCAGACACTTGTAAACGAGAAGATATCCTACCCGTTTGAGGGTTACGAAAAACCTGCTGGACCAACCCTGTTCCAGACCCGCGCTATTGGAGATACACCCCTCGCCGGCACGCCCGTGCCAATGTACGAAGGCAGGATCACAGAAGAAGCATATACCGAAACCCTTTCACCCCTGCTGAAAACAATGCGTGAGATCGCACTCTCTGATATGGATAGCGGACAAGCCTTCTCTTTGGGCGACATACCGGAGGGGTTGAACGATGAAGTTAACATGTGGCTGACATCCCTTCCAGAGCAAATGGCAGGGACCAAGCTGGCTTCAATGCGCTATGGCGAGATGATGCGAGATAGATCGTTATTGAACTATCAGGAGCGTTATAACATTGATGATTACTTGAATATTGTATTTCCCTATCAATTCTGGTTCACCAGGTCGATGGGTGAGTGGGCGAAACGAATGGTCGAAAGACCGTCTTGGTTCTCCATGTATGCACGCATCCGCAGGCATCAGGAGCGTATGGAGGAAGAAGGAATACCATCGAGGCTAAAGGGCAAGTTCAGGATACCAGCAGAATGGCTGCCAGATTTTATGGGCAACGCGCTGTATATTGATCCCCTCTCTCAAATATTCCCATTCACACAATTTGCTGCCCCGTTTGATAGGATGGCACAAACTGGCGATAACGTTCAGTATGCTGCTGTGCAGAAAGTTCAACAATATGTGGCAGAAGAAAAGCTGACAGCCACACAAGCAAAGCAAATCATTGACACAAAAGAGGGAGAAATTTGGCAAATGGCGCTTGCGGAGGCACAAACAGAAATGCAGCAGTCTGGCGATCTCACCGGAATGAGCCTTGCCAGTATGATGATGTCGCCCGCTATGTGGTGGACGTACCCCTACCACATGCTCAAAGGTACGCCTGAAAAACTTTATCCCCTACCAGGGACGCGTACCGGGCAGGCATTAAGATCGCTTGGCGGACCGCTTGGCGTGATCGGAAATATCATGGCGCTGCCAGAGGAAACGATTAGGCGTAAGTTTAATCTCTCTGCCTATGGCGAATGGGGCGATTATTATATAGACCGCACATTAGCCAATATGGCCACAGAGGGGTATCCCGTAAAAGATGTCATGGTGGCGATGATAGAGCGGCAAGGTGAATTGTTTGAAGAAGCATACCAGCGTGTTGAGCAGGAAATGGCACTAAAAATCCCCGGCTCACAAACCGCTTTGGCTATCAAAGAGGGTAAGTTTGGCGCGATCCCCTACACCCTGCTGACAACATTATTCCCCGCAGGCTTGCTGCCAGAAGGCGAGTTGATCCAGCGAGGGTTGAAGTACGAGTACGGCAAGGCGTGGGACGATTACAAGAATGGCAACCCGGCAGCGATCAATGAATTTTTTGATAAGCACCCGGAGTATCAGGCACGCCTGGCATTATTTGATGAGCCAGAAGAACGGATGCGCCAATTCCTTGTTTCGGAAATATGGGAAAGATGGACTTTATTAGAAAACAAAAACAAACCATTGGTCGTTGACCAGCTAGGAGAAAACTTTGAACGGATGTTCCTCGACAAGAACACGCGGGATTATACCGCCGTTGATCAGGAAACCCTGGCGTATTGGGCGAGGTTACTGGGAGGCTATGTACCGCAGACCGAGGAAACAAGCGGCGTATCTAATATCCCGTTATACCAGCAAGAAAACCTAAAGCTGTATAGACCAGACGTGATCGCGCAGGTAGAGGACTTCCAGGCACAGAGGGATGAGCAGTTCCCCAATTATAAGTTTTTACAGACGACCTACTTTGATTTACCAGAGGACCCCAAGAGCGTCCGCAGAGAATTTTTGGCGGAGTACCCGGAGCTAACAGAGTATTGGGATTGGAAGGATAATTACTACGACAAATATCCATTGGTAAAATCTTATCAGGACGAACAAGCAAAGCGATATGAGGACAACCAGGAGATTTACACGTCTGCACAAGGTATGGATATACCAACATCCCAATCCGTAGCATTACAGGCGATATCCGAGAACGAGCCTGCTATGCTTATGCAAATGCTATTCGCTTATTATTCTGGACAGGACGTATCCGGCGGAGCAAGGTCTATGCTAAGGGCTATGTGGGAGTCAATGGGATACCCAGGCGGCAGCTTTGAGGAATGGTCAACAGAGGTGTTAAAGCAAATCGCAAGATAGGCACTTGAAAAAAATGCCGATATTGTGATATAATGAATTTAGTGTATTAACAACTAAATACGGAGGTACAAAAATGGGTGAGCAGGTTTATGGAACCCGATCAGGTGGCGAACAAGAAGGTGGCACTTCTCTCGCATCGGATCAGAATGTTTCTCGTCAACAGGGCAGCCAACCCGAAGGCCAGGAACGAAGGGGTAGTGAGCTAACAATCACACCAGAATACCTAAAGGAAATGGAGCAGCGCATCATTGAAGAAACAACGCGCAGAGCGCAATCCATGACCGACAAAATGGGAAGCAGGCTGGACAAGGAGATTCAAACAGCACTCCAGGTCGCAACGCAATCCATTGAACTCGGAAAGCAAGCTGGCATTCAGTATACGCCAGAGCAAGAACAAGCTATCCGTGACAAAGCGATTAACAGCGCCTACGCAAAATTGAATCAGCCAGACCAATCTTCACCATCTTATTCTGAGCAGCAGGAAGAAATGCAAATGCAGGATCAGATGGGCCAGCAGGCAAACCCATGGATGTGGGTAAATCTAGAAGTGCAGCGCATTATGCGCGACACTGGCGTTTATATTCCGCCGGAGGAAGCTGACAAGCTGATTATCGGTGAGGATACAGACCAGGAGATTAGCCCATATCGGTACATACAAGCGTTTGAATCGCTTGCACAGCAAAGAAAATCGAATAGCAGTCAACCCCAGGGTCCAAGTGCGGCCATTCCTAGTTATGTTACAGGTGGCAAAGCTCCGGGATCGCAAAGCGCATTACAGCAGCAGTACGACAAAGAGATGGCGCAGATAGCGAAAGGGACACACCCCACGATAAAGAGGGGGCAGCACATGGCAATTCAGAATTTGCAGATAGCATATCGGAATAAGGGGTTGAACATCTAACAAAAAGGAGTTAGATCATGGCAAATTTAGCCAGTCCCTTCACCACATATTCTGATACGACCCCGCAGAAGCGGGTCATTACCGACTATATCACCCTCATTGATCCTTCCGATGCTCCCTTGGTGGAGTCACTGGGCGGCCTTGATGGTGCAGCCGGTAAGTTCAAGTTCGTCAACAAAGGCACTAAACCTGAATGGTTAGAAGATACCCTGACCCCATTGGTTGGTGCGCTGACCTCATCCACCGACAACACCGCCTCTGGCGCAACCTCGTTGATTGTTTCGGACCCCAACATGTTCCAAGAAGGACATATCCTTCTGATTGATGCAGAGCAGGTTTGGGTTTCGGCTGTTACGGGGTCGACAAGCACTTTGACTGTCACCCGAAACTACGGTGGCACTCAGGCAAGTCACGCCACAGGTTCCACAGTGACCATCATCGGCATGGCACGTCTGGAAGGTGACGACAGCGATGATCTCGGCTTCACGGATCGGACAACCAATTCAAACTACACCCAAATCTTCCATCAAGAAGTGAAGGTCAGCCAAACCCAACAGGTCATTGACCAGTACGGCATTGGCGATGAGTTTGATTACCAGGCGAAGAAAGCCATCCCATCGTTGATGCGGCTTGTGGAACGTTCGTTGTTCTACGGGCAGCGAAATGCTGGATCGGCAACTACACCGCGAGCGTTTGGTGGCTTGGATACCTTCATCACCGACAACTTGGTGGATTACGGCGCAAGTTTGGAGCAATCCAACTTTGAATCAGCCGTTATGTCTGCCTACATGGACGGTGGAACAGGTCCCTGGGTCGCACCCTGCTACCCAACCCACCTGCAAACCATCAAGAACTTCTACGATTCATCGAACTTCTTGCGGGTTGATCCATCTCAATCCCAGGTTGGTATGGTGATCGATGAGGTTGTGACACCATACGGCAACGTGAAGTTGTTGCTGGATCGTTGGGCGCTCGCATCTAAGATCGCCCTGATTGATCCAAAACACGCTGGTCTATTGACATTACGCCCCTGGACGCAAGAGCCGCTTGCCAAAACCGGCGACAGCATCAAGGGCGAGGTTGTGGGCGAGTTTACATTCTGCTTACGGCAGGATAAAGCCCACGCCATGTTGACCACGTAGTATAAGTTCACCTGGCTGGTCTAGGTTGCTAGTGCCGAAAAGGGTTTCCCGGCCCCTGACCAGCCATACATTCGGGAGTGAAAGGGAATCACATGAGTCAAATGAGTACAACCGCAGTATTCAAATGTGATTACTGTGGTAAACCTGTTTATGTGCGTGAATTAAGAACAGCAAAACCTGATCCCAACGGTGAATTACTCGGTGATTTTATGCGTAACCTTGGTAAGATCGCACGCATCTGCCCTTCCTGCCGTAAGAAGCTAGCGTATTACCAGAAGCAGGGCAGGCAAGATGAGTTTATGCGGGGGGCTTTTGTAAACATAGATTTCGACAAACTAGAAAGGTTGGCTAAAAAACATGAGTAAACCGATTGTTGATATTGCCGTTGCCTGTTCATCGGCACAGTCGCCAAACTGGTGGGGGCCATTAATGGGATTGATCATGTATACATTCAGGGAAGGTACGGTAGACATCGGGCAGCTAAGAACTGCCACGGGCGCATTACCAGATAGCAAAAAGAACAATCAAATTGGCGTGATAAAAAAGCGCTGGTCCCTGACGGATGTGAACAGGAATAGCATCGTGAACGAGGGATTTTTGAACGGTGATGCTGAATGGATTTTTTGGATCGATGACGACACCGTTCCCCCAATAGATGCAATCATCAGGCTGGTTAAGGCTGGCCGTGAATTTATAGCAGGTCTTTATTTTCTTCCCCAAGAACCATACAACCCCATTGCCTATAAACGAACACCGGAAAATCTATACAACCCTATTTACAATTATCCCAAGGGCGGCGTGTTTGAGGTAGACAGCGTTGGAATGGGGTGTACTCTGATCCATCGCTCCGTTTATCAAAGGATAAAAAACGAACACAAGGTCTTTATGAGATACAATGGCTCGATCTTCCCGGTACATAAAAGCCAGGTGAAACTACCAGAGGCTTACCGGCATGACAAGAGGCGAAAGCCAGTTGTGAAATACGGAGAGTATCGCGAGCGGGTTGTGCTTCAAGACCCGGAAGATGATCGAAACTTTCCCTATTATTTGTTGGAGCATGGCCGCACAGAAGATCATCACTTCTGTGAGTTGGCAGATAACGTTGGCGTAAAACCCTGGATAGATGCCACGATAACGTGCGAGCATTGGAAGATGCAGCCCACAACGGTTGAGGCTTACGACAACGAAATGGAAAAAGTGGAAGGAATATTCCAGTGAGAGTATTGAAGATTACTAGCGACATTGACATCAACGTGGACTTACCAGAGGACGCTGAAATTACCGAGGTTAAATTAGACGACTATATGGTAACAGAATACGACCACAAGTTTGATATCATCCTATGTGTTCACGCCTTGCAGACCCTCTGGACCGATCAGGTATCAGGGGTAATACAAAAACTGGTAGACGATCTCGCACAGATGGGCGAACTGCATATCCACGTGCCGGCAACAGAACAGGCGCTAAAGGCGTTGATGAAAGGCTCGCAGGACCCCGTAGCATTTTATATGGTGTGGGGATCAAAGGACCGTCCTTTTCATACTGGCTTCAATCTTCTGTGGCTACGCTTGATAGTCGAGCAGGCTGGCGCAATCATCAGGGTTGCAACGGTTGGTAAATTCAAATTGACAAGCGCAGGCAAGGAGGTTCCAGCCGTTGAGCATATTGTTATTGCTACCGTTATTCGCTCTTAATGTTTACTATGCCTGGCGATATGCGGGTACAGATATAGACCCCGACTTCGCATTATTTAACATGGCGGGTCAGACGGGGGCGTGGTATGGCAGGGATATTGTAGACTGCAAATCACCGCTTGTTCATATCTGGTTCTGGCTATTGTCTAAGATATGGGCGAGTGTATACGGCGTAAGGTTTTTGCACTATACCCTTGTGGGTGTACCAGGAATGATTTATACGGGGCTAACCGGAGATGTTTGGGGAGGGTTAGCATTTATTATATTGGTTCACTCCGGTTTCCTTCTGGCATTTCATGGCAATGTTGGCGACATCCCGGCTGGATTAATACTGCTGGCGCTGACGATCAAAAATCCTTGGGTCGCCTTTGGGTTGTTTATTTTAGCTACCCTATATGAGCCTAAGCTAATTGTTGCTTTAATCGCTTGGTGGGCTTCTGGTGGCTTCTGGTGGCAATCTGTGGTCTACGGACTGATTGGATTAGCTGGCTTGGGATTGATCTGGTATGCCAAGCACGATTGGTTTGAGTGGCTTGTGGAAGCGAACATAACGATCCCAAAGAGAATGAATAAAAGTCGCAAGGGCGGATACCCGTGGATGCCCTCGTTTACATCTGTGTGTTTTTTGTATTTGGGAATGTGGGTGACGCACGCAGGCATTATAAATCACGATATAATCTACTGGTTTCCGCCATTGTTGTATCTGCTATTTATGTTTGCGGGAAGGGTGATAAGGCCCAATCATTTGTTACCCATCATAGCGTGGGTTGCTGCATCTGGACTTGATCCGGTTTATGTGCTGGCGCTGTCCAGCGTTGATATTATAGCTGCTGGATTTTATATTTCGGATATATGGATGCGGTTCTACCCTGGCTTACGGGACGTAATCAAAGAAGCGAGGTCGATTGGCGAATGGCTAAAGGACAAACCCGGTGTGCTATGGGTGAACTCTATGTATTCAGAAATTTATATCTGGTCAAAAAAGCCGCCTGTCTACGGCATGACGGAGCAGGTGGAAATAGCGAATGTCGCAACAGAGCGAAGGCAGATAATGAGAAACAGGTTTGTGAAGAACCCGCCAGAATGGGTTGTTGCCGATGGTCGCACAGCGGGTGTAATATTTGATTATGGAGGCTATCATGCCGTAGCCAAATCGTTATACTTTGTGGTTTATAGAAAGGACAAGAAATGACAACGCTATCAACAATACTAACGGGGTTGGACAGGCGCATTCCTGGATCGGCTGACCGGATCACAATGGTTGATGCTATTAATATTGCGCTTGGTGACTTGGGAAAGGTCACAAAGGTAGACGAAACCCTGGTGGTTGTGGACAATCAAAAGACCTACTCGCTTCCATCCGGCGTAACGAATGTTGTTCGTGTCAAGATCGCAACGGATAGCTCCGAGGCAGAATTTGATATCAACTATGACTGGACCGAGATCGATGGCAGCCTATATTTTAATTACGAATTAGGCTATGACGCTGGAAACAAGATAGTGATATATTACAACGATGTGCCAGATGAGGTTGTTGATGATACAGACACGATCAGCGATGACATCCCCCTGGCGTTGATTGTCGCAGAGGCACGTTACTGGTATGAGCAAATAAATTTTATGGATCAGTCTAATTTGAGCGCCAAGGACGAGGCCATATTAGAGCAGTTAAGTTCTGAAAGAAATATGGCAAGGCAGACGTATCGTGTTAGAAGGATGTCAAAAGACCCAAGACTAGGAAGTGTTAAATGACCGTATCAGTAGGACCAACAGAAAATAACCCAACCCACATATTTAGCTTATCGGATGGAACAACAACCCTGGGGCTAATAACCTGTGATCGCCAGGGGCGCAAGAGCATTGTGGATGGATGGCAGCAATCCCCAATGCCACGAACCGCACTCAAAACAGCGAGCGGAGCAGCAAGCTACGAGGACTTCGAGTTGCCATTCACCAGCATTATCCAGGATGATTACTCAGGTGGTATGCTGGCGGAGGACTTCGAGGATGACAGGACAAAGTATCGCGATGGTCGTCACTGTGACACAACCAGGGGTGATATAATTTGCGGTCCCCTGCCTACGGAGGCTGCTGATTATGGAGCAGAAGAAATAGGATCATTGGAATATACAGACAGCGTTTATTATCCGGACGCAGATTACTTCGCATCAAGTATAACAATGGATCAAACCATAACCATAAAATCCATCAAGGTTCCAATACGCGGCACACACTGGCGACAAGTGGCTATTTATTCGGACAGCGCGGGTGAACCGGACACGTTGCTGGCATCGGGGGAAAACAGGGATTATTACAGCACAGACCCGGAAGTGTATTTAGATTCAACCATCGAATTAACGGACACTACCACCTATTGGGTAGCCATTGTATACAAATCAGGTCTTGCGGGCGGGGGTTATGTATACGCTTATATGCGACCAAGTACCGGAAAGGATGTTATGTATCTCCGTACCGGATCATGGGATACCAGGGAGGAAGATTATGAGCTAGCCTACACGCTTGTAGAAAACATTACAGACGTGGAGGATGTTAAATACTTTGAGTATCAAAGATGCCTGTACGCCCTGCTTAATAAAGCTGGCAACGGTGCGCCGGATTTATACCGCAACGGCTACGTTGGCGCTGGCGCTGCCAATACCGCAGAAAGTGCCGTTGGTAGCTATCCAGCGTATTTCTACACCAAAACAGACCAGGACCTATCGGGAGCAAGCCTGTTTGGGAAAACCATAGTGATATGGGACGGCGCTGGATCAGAAGAAGAACAACCTTGGCGCAGAATTATAAGCAACACAACGGGCGGTACAAACGATGAGATCAGGGTGGATAGGCCGTGGAAGATAGCGCAGGATGCCACGACCTCTTGGGTTGTGTTGGGGTCGGACGACTGGACGGCTATAACAGGTCACGGACTAACTGGCAAGGTTTATGATATTGCCGTGGTAAAAAACTACGTGTTGTTTACCCAGGGCAGCGGAATTAATATGCGGAGGATGAGGGCATACAACAACTCCGGGACCTGGACGCTGGCTTATGAGGCTGATGGGACAAACAAGGGCAACCATCTGATAACGCACATGGGTACAGACGGGAAGCATTATGTGTGGAAGTCGCTGATAGACTCAAACCAGGTGGCGAAAGCAGAGGCGAAAGCTTGGGGAACGGCTCACTCGTTTGGTACTGCAATTGTTATTGGAAGCGATAGCTCATTAATAACAAACATGATCATATATGGAAACCCAGGCATTCCTTATGTTTTGAAAGAGGACAGCTTTGGATCAATAGAAAGCGATATCTACGCAGAAATACCTGTTGGTGAGATGGCTGCCGTGAGATCAAGTTATAACGGCAACGCAGTTATGCACTTTGGCGTGTATCTTTATTTCAATATGGGCGAAATGATTGAGCGTTATTATGATCAACGGCTGGATGACGTTGGTCCCAATAGATTTGAGGGTATGCCGGAACCCAGGAATGGTATTGTCAGAAAGCTGCTGCCGTATCCAGGGCGTTATTACGCTGCATTGTTCACAGAATCAAACGTGCCGTCCATATTATGCAACAACGGCATAGGCTGGAATGAGGTATGGCGACCTACGCGGGTGGACGATGCTGACTCAGGCGCAACCGGGGATGATGACAAATTTGATTACACCGTCACAGACTTGGCTGGCTCGGCGGGAATAAGCGATATGATCGTTCAGTCAATATCTGGCAACATTATTGATAAGTTGTGGTTTAATCATGGCGGCAAATTGATGTATATTCCAATATCCATCAACCCGCAAAACGATTCAAACTATACGTACAGGGATTTGTCCATGTTTGAAACAGCGTGGATTTACGGAAACCTGAAAGACGTACAGAAATACTGGCACTCAATCAAAATGCACTCAGAAGGATTAGCCTCATCGGGCAAGCTGGTAAAGGTTGAATATAAACTCGATGAGGATACATCGTGGACGGAGGCTGGCATCGCCAACACTTCACCGATTGAAGAATTGGAACTATCAGACAGCTATGATGTCACCGGCTACCGTATAAAATTCAGGTTCACGCTGCACACAGGAACGTCTACCTCTACGCCAAGAATAGTAGCATTTGTTGTCAAGGGCGTAATAAGAATAGACGTAAAAAAAGGATGGAGTGTTCGGATTATTAGCGAGAACGAGCGCGATCTAAGAGGAATAACAGACACACAAGACAATATCATGGAAACCCTGGATGCCTGGGCTAACTCAGATGTCACGGCTGTTCCTCTATTGCTCAGGCACAACATAGAATACTACGACAATAAGTATGTGTTCATTGATCCGGCGAGTCTTAGCTTTCAGCAGGTTGAGCTTGTGACCGGCAGGTCGGGATACAGGCGGCAGTATAAAGAGATCGTTCAGTTTACGATGTATGAGGTCTAATGGCCGAGAAGATACGTATTCAGGGTCATTCGGTTGGATCACAGAACGAGGTCAACGTGGCCATGGCTCTGGATCAGCTAAACTACACCTATGAATACCAGTATTTGATTGGGTTGACCGGTGTGAGAGGCAGCAAGGTTATAGACTTTTTGGTATACACGATCCCGAAACCAACGCCCCTGTTTGTTCATGGCGAGTATTGGCACAAGGGTAAAAAGGCTGTTGAGGATGAATTGAAACTAACGGAAATAGCTACTCAATCCAGAAATCATTGGGCAGAACCAAAGATTATTTGGGGAGAGGATTGCGAAACGGTTGAAGATGCTTACAAAACTTTACAAAAATTGTTATACTAAGAGTAGATATGATAGATGAAACACGCTATGCCTTTGGATTAGATATTGAGCAGTATTCCTCTTTGCCAGGAAATCTGTATGATTTTCGTGTGGCTGCATTGCACACCAACCCAACTATACGGTTTATGATTTGCAGGACCGGCATCTCTTGGGGGTATAAAGACACCATGTTTGATTACAACTGGGAAGGTATAAGGGACATGGACCTATATCGGCTTGAAGCTGGAATAGAAACCTATCCGGTTGGCAGGGCGGCCTATCATGTATTGTATCCAAGCCAAC